AAAGGCCGCGCGAACCTCCGCACCGGCCTCTGGCAAGACACCCCCGACGCCCCGTACGTCCCCGCCGAACAACTCCCCGACGAACTCGCCACCAGCCCACTCCTCCGCGACTGCCCCGCATGCCACGCCGCACCACGCCAACGCTGCACACGTGCTGGTCGGGGCGGCCGCATCCCGCTCCGCGGCTACCACCCCGCCCGCAAATCCGACCAGGAGAACCCGTGAACCAGCCCACCCACCGCGAACGCGCCGAGGACTACCTCCAGCGCGCCGAAGCTGCGCTCCACACCTCGCCGGACCACGCCGCCGTCGTCGCCGCTCTGGCCACCGGCCACGCCGTCCTCGCCCACCTCGACGCCCTCGCACTGCCCGAACCCGGCACCGGTGACGTGATCCTCGATGCCGCCCGGAAGCTCGCCGACGAACTCGGCTCGGCCCCGGACTTCCACACCAGGGCTTTCGCCGAGGCTGTCCAAGATCATGACCAAGGGATCACGACTGGGGGCCGGGACGATCATGCGGAACCGATCATCGCTGGCCCGGATTCGGGTCGTGGAGTGATCAACCCGCCGTTTGCGCCCGGAGACGCGGACGGATCAACTCAGGCCGTTAGAAACGATCTCAGGGCGAAACTTGCCGGACGGGGTGTCGACGACCCGTCGGTGCACGAGGAGATCGACGCCCTCGTCGCGTCCTACCAGGCCGACTACGGCGTCGTGCTGCCACCTGCGCGGGTCGTCACGCAGATCACGATCGCGGTGCTGCAGGAGCGGGGCTGGCGGGCACCCGTCGAGGGCGAGACGTCCCGGGTCGAGTGGTCGTGGCAGCACCCGAAGATCGGCTCGAGAGAAGCGAACGTGGTGACCGAGGAGTACGCCCGCGACAAGGTCGCGAAGTTCCCGGACTTCGAGGTCATCCAGCGCACGGTGGTCGACGGCCCGTGGACGGCCGTCCACGCCAAGGACGGCGAGCGGCTCGCCACCCCGCCCCAGGGCTATGGGGTGCACCACGCGGCCAGGATGGCGAGGCTGTCTGGGCTGCCGGACTTGTCCAGCTATGAGCAGGGCGCCGAGATCGAAGCGCGCATGAACCGGGGCGAGCTCGTGCAGATCGGCGAAACCTGGTACGAGCGCATCGAATTCGACGAACCGACACCGGACACCGACATCGTCGGCCGCCGACACCACACCGGGCGCCTCGAAGTCGAGTCCGACAACAGCCCGTGGTATGTGCGGATCCTCGACGAGTCCGTGCACCACACCAGCGAGGAAGCCCCGGCCCTGATCGACTGGACCCGCGACGGCCGCATGATCGGTGTCGAACTTCTCGGCGCTGGTGGCCCGCTTCCCACCGACGAGACCGAGCGCCCTCGCCGGTGCCCGAAGCTCGTTCCCGAGGGCAACGTCGTCACCGAAGGGCGCCAGTGTCAGCAGTACGAGGGTCACGCGCATGACCACACCTGGTATGGCGACAACGGCCGCGCGTACAGCGCCTGGAAGGCGACCTCATGACGGAACCCCTGAAAGCCAAGATCACGGAGTTCGTGGAGTCCCTGCTCACCCTCGACTCGTGGGACCCGACACCGGAAGAGGCAGCAGACCACATCCTCAAACTGGTCGCCGAACACCAGCCGGCTGCGGTCGACGTGTTCGGGTACAGCGGGGAGTTCCTGTACGCCGGCCATCTGCAACCTCGGCAGGACGGCGGCTGGAACGTGTTTCACCACACCGACTCGCGGCACGAGTGTCCGCCGCAGACCGAGCCACCTGCCGTGCCTCGGGTGTTCTTCCCCTACGACACCGTGCCCGCCGGCGTGGCCGTCCAGTCGGCGGAGGGCGACATCGCCCGCTACGCCGTCGCAGTTCAGCTGACCGAGCAAGAGGGCTGGGACGGACCAGGCGTGGAGATCCAGTCGTTGACGGCGAAGGAGTGGCAGGCCGCAGTCGACCAAGCGGGGCGCGAGCGGCGCGAGCGGGAGCAGGCCCACGCCGCCTTGCTCGGTGCCGAACTCGGCGCGGACGTCGCCCGCGAGCACGGCGTGCTCCCCGACGAAGACGAGGCGGCCGACCATGCCTGACGAGACCGAACCCGCCGGCGCCGAAGCCGTGATCGACTTCGCCGCCCGCACCATCCACGCAGCCATCTCGACCGAGTTCGGGCTTACACCCGGCGGTGAACCCGCGGTCGTCGACGTCGCCGCTGCCCGCGCGCTCGCTCACCGCGGCATGCTCGTCCCGGTCGAACTCTGGGACGACCGGGCCCGCGAAGCCACGCCGCTCCTCCGGCACGCCGCCGCTCTGGCGAAGCGGTCCGGGAAGCTGCGCACCGCCGAGTGGCTGACCGCCTGCGCCACCCTGCCTCCCGGCGAATGGCCTCCCGCACCCGCCTACAAGGGACCGATGGTCCCGGCCGCCGAGCACGAGCGGCTGACCGGCGTGGTCGCTGAAGCCGTGCGGCTGCTGCGCGAGGCCGGTGTCATCGAGGGCGAGGGCCTCGCCGCCCGGGTTCGGAACCTCGTCGCCGAACGGGACCAGCTGAGGCAAGACCTCGCTGATGCCGAGCGGTTCATGGAACGCGATCGGCAGCAGGCGATCAGGGCAACCACCGAGCGGGACCAGCTGCAGGCCCGCATCGACAAGGCGCTCGCCGAGCTGCTGCGCGGGGGACAGGACGCCGGCGACGTCCGCCGCGCCGCGATCGCCGTGCTGCAAGGCGACCAGCCCGACGAGCCGGACGCGCGTACTGGTCGATCCGGACCCACGCCGCAAGGGTTTCCGGCCGAAACCCGATCCACTGTGGACAGTGGCGAAGCAGTGGCGAAGTCCGACGGACCTGTGTGTACCTGCGCGGGCCAGTGCGACTACGACGACCACGACAACCCGCTCACCGGCGATGAATGCCTGGCCTGCGCCCAGCTCACGGACACCTCGACCTGCCCGGCATACGAGGGTGACTACGTCCCCGGGCCACCCGCGCCGTTCGTGCCCGCCGCCGACGCCTTACCCGAAGAGCCATGAGCGTCGACTGGGACGCCTACTGGGCTTCGTTCGACACCTGCTGGCGCTGCGGCGCGAAACCCGGGCAGCGCTGCCACTACGTGCGGTACCCCCACAAGTCGTGCTGGGTCGCCCACCACCAGAGGAAGAAGTTCCGACGATGAAGACTGACCGCAAGCAGGGTCGAGGGAGCGTCCTCGGCTACGCGGGCATCGCCGGGATGCTGTTCCTCACCACCGGCTGCGACGCCTTCGCCGACCCCGACGCCCAATACGCCGCCGTCTGCGTCAACGAACAAACCCAGGAACGCCTCGACGACGACGCATGCGGCGACTACGACGACGAAGGCCACAGCACCGGCGTCGGTAGCTACTTCCTGTGGATGCCCATGACCGCAGGGAACGCCTACATCCCGCCCGTCGGCCAACGCATGCCAGCCGGAAGCCCCGCCGTCCGCACGGTCCCCGCCGGCACCCCGATCGCCAAGGGCGTCCCGAAGACCGGCGGCCAGGTCGCCGCGGTGCACCGCGGCGGGTTCGGCGTGAAGGCGGGCAGCACGGGCGGCGCCGGCGCGAAAGCCGGGACGTCCGGCGGAAAGTCAGGTGGATCGTGACCGCGCCCGATCAGCAGCCGCCCACCTACCCGGCCCCCGAACCGCTCTACGCCATCGAGGTCGGGAACTACCTGGAGAAGCTCCTCGACGCTGACCGTGTCGTCGTCGAGGGCTGCATGGAAGGCCTGTCCCCCAAGGACCAGTGGGAGCTCCTGCAGTCCTTCCACGTCGACGACGAGGTGTCGCGGTGACCCTCGATCCCGGCCAGCCCACCAAAGCCGTCGACCTCCAGCACGTCGACGCCTTCCTCCTCGGCAGCGCCGTCTTCCTCGCCGTCGTCCTCACCCTGATCACCCTCGGCTGGTCCGACGCGCTCGCGCTCGCCATGGCCGCTGGCATCCTCGCCTGCCGCCCGAACCCCCTGGAGCCACGATGACCCGCGTCCTCGGCATCGACCCCTCGCTCACCGGCACCGGTGTCGCCGCCCTCGACACCAGCTACCTCGACAACGGCGGCCCGCTGTACAAGGTGCAGACCATCAAGTCGGTCGGGCACAAGGGCGACAGTCTCCGCGACCGCAACGACCGGATCCGTCGCATCGTCGACTGTGTCGTCACGCTCGCGTTGAACGCCGACCTTGTGATCATCGAAGCGCCGGCCTTCTCGAAGAACACCGGCAGCATGTGGGACCGCGCCGGGCTGTGGTGGTCCATTGTGGACACCTTGCTGCTCGACCACCACCACGTCGCGATCGCACCCCCGACCGTGGTGAAAAAGTTCGCCGCGAACAAGGGCAACGCCGGGAAGGACCTCGTCGCCGTCGGCATGGCCCGCCTGTGGGGCGAGGAATGCCAGTGCGCCAACGACAACGAATGGGACGCCCTCACGATGGCGACCATGGCCGGGCAGCGACTCGGCATCCCCGGCGTCCCCACCCGCGCCCACCACACGGCGGCGCTCGGCGGCGTCGCCTGGGACACCGAAAGCGAGGCAGCATGAGGAAGACCTGTACCCGCTGCAACGGCGACCGCAAGATCGCCAACACCGAGCGCGGCGAACCGTGGTCCGCGTGGTCGAGCCTGGCACGCGGTACCGACGGCGCCGTCCGCATGGGATTCGTCCGCCCGATTCCGTGCCCCGCCTGCACGGTCAGCGCGAGCGACCTGCTCGACACCTACGCCGCTCAGACGGCGATCTTCTCCGTGGCGACCCGAGCGGACGAGAAGTACCCGCATCTCTTCGCCGCGCTGCGTGGGGTTCTCGACGTCCATGTGCCGGAAGAGGGGCAGCACCCGGACTTCTGCGGGCACGACAAGCACGAGCTGCCGTGTCCGACCATCCGCGCCATCACGACCGCGCTGGAGGCCACGTGAACGCCGCGACCGTCCCGTGCCCGCATTGCGGACACATGACCTGCACCTGCCCCCGCAAACGCCACCAGGAGGACCAGTGAGCAACGACTACCACGGCCGCTACCTCACCCCGGCGGGCGGCTGGCCCGTCGGCCCGGCCGAGGAACCGCCGGCGCCGATCCCCGCCAGGCCGTACACCTCGCCCGAGGTGCCGAAAGGGGAAGTCCCGCAGGCCAACGGGTTCTTCGCCGGACGTGAGGGCACGCCGACACTGGGCGACGTCGCCCCGGAACTGCGGTCGATCCCGGCCGAGCTGTCCGGACCGGAGCGCGTCGTCGACTTCACCAAGCCCGGGTTCGGCATCGTCAGCATCGAGGAGGCCCGAAGCTGGGGCATCGAGCCGCCGCCCGCTGTCGTGCTGGCCGACCTGCTCGCCCGGCTCGGCGAGCAGCTCGACGACGCCGACTTCACCGCGGCGCACGACAGCGTCCGGCCCGAGATCGCCGACGCGCTCCAGGCCGCTGCCGACGAGGACTTGATCGGCAGCACGGTGGTGAACCTCAACGACCTCGCGGCGACCGATCCGGCCGCGTTCTACCGTGCGCTCGACACGGAGATCGCGAAGGCCGCCGCCGCGATCCCGCCCGGCTACGACATCGCGGTCAGCTGCGAGCAGGAAGGCAACCCGTTCGTCTCGAACCGTGTCGCGTTCAAGGTCACCGGCACACCGCCGAAGTTCACGCTCGACGACTTCGTCGACACCCTCCAACGCACCCTCCCGCCGCCGGAGACGGTCAAACTGACCGTCGAGCAGATGCTCGCCGTGCGGTCACACGCGGCGCCGCGGGAAACGTGGGAACCGGAACGGACAATCTGGAACATACCCATCGAGATCGTCGAGACCGTCGAGGAATCCACTTTCTATCAGTGGCGGCACGCCACACCCAGCCCGCTCAGGTTCGACCGTGAGCTGACCGAGGCCACGCTCGACGACCTCGTCGAGATGATGAAGACGCCCGGCAAGTTCATCGAGTTCGCCGCACCACGGATGGGCATCACCCAGCCGATCGCCGACCTGCACCGCGCCGTCGTCATCGCCGAAGTCACCGCGGCGCCCGAGCCACGACGCTCGATCGTCGATCGCATTTGGCAGCGACTCCGCCGGTGGGCCAGATGACCACCGAGCAGAAGCCCCGGCGCCGCAAGGACTCCGGCGTCGGGGCATGGCTCGCCAAACTTCGCGTCGAGGCGAACCTGTCGCAGGCCGACATCGCACGCCTCATGGACGTCGACCCCGGCCAGGTGTGGCTCATCGAGGCCGGCCGCGCGGACTTCCGGATGTCGACCCTCGCCCGCTACGTCGACGCACTCGGCGCCACCGTCCACATCGAACTCAAGGAGACCTGACCATGGCCGAGGCTTGGCACTGGCTCACCACCCCGCTACCAGACTGGATCGCCGGATTCGCCTGGGGCGCCATGGCCGCAACGGTCGCCGGTCGTATTCGGCGCCGCCGTCAGGTCACCCGCGCGATGCTCACCGGGTTCCGCGCCGGGCAGAACACGCCTACCAACGAGCAGACAGGCGAAGGGCGGTGAACATCGTGTGCGGTATCGACGAACCCCGACCCGAACTTCCCGAACTCGGCCTCTCGTGCTGCTTCGGCGCGACGATGCGCGGCAGCTGCACCTGTTGGCGCCCGGTGTACGACGGTGCCCAAACCGACCAGCTCGACGACACCGCCCAACCGACCGTGCGGCCGTCGATGTGCGGCGACTGCGCATACCGCCCCGGCAGTCCGGAGAAGACCGGCGACGAACAGCACCGCGGCGACGCCGACGAACTCGAGCGGCTCGCCGGAGCGGGGGAGCCGTTCTCCTGCCACGACGGCATGCGCAAGATCGTGCGCTGGTTGCACCCGTCCGGCGCCGAAGTGCCGGGCCACCCCGCCGACTACGCCCCACCTGTTGTCGGCCGCACACCGTACCGAGTGGACGGACAACCCGCCTACCTGTGCGCCGGATGGAACGCCCGCCGCCGCGCACTCACCGCCAAGGGAGAGCTGACGTGAGCAGCACCTACCGGATCCTGTGCCTCTCCCATGACCCCGCGATCGTGCTGGAGGAACCCGAGTTCCACTCCGGGGCTGCCGGGCATGCAGGCGCCGAAGCCGCTGTCGCTGCGGGCATCGATGGCCACACCGATTGCGACCTGTTGATCGGCCGCTACTCCTCCCCGCTCATCGAAGTCGGCTGCCCGCGACACGGAGACACACCCCACCTCCACGGGGCCAACTGGCTGGACATCGATTGGCTCCGCCTGCTCGCCCTCGCCTACCGGCACCCAGAGGGCACGCCGGAGCGCCAGGCCGCCGATCAGGTGCGCGCCTGTTGGTCCGCGGAACGCCTGCACCGACTACGCAACGAACTCAACCTCCCCGAAGGGACATCGCAGTGACCACGTCCAAGATCCATCTCGCGCCGAACGGCGGCAGCAAGATCGTCATCGACGGTGTCGACATCGCCGACCGCGTCACCAAGATCACCATCGAAGCCGACTACGACCGCACCGAAGCCGTCGTCCGGCTCGGCCGCATCGCCGACACCGAAGTCCACGCCCACACCATCGTCGACAACGCCACCCGGACCGCGCTGCTCAAACTCGGCTGGACCCCGCCCGGTGAGACCGCTCCGCCCGCTGTACCCGCCAACACCCCGCGACCCGAGCACCTCGGACTCGCCGACCTGATCACCCGCCTCGAACGCGAACACGAGGCGCACCCCGGCAAACACGTCCGGACCGGGTTCCACCGTGCACAGTCCTACCGCGGCTACTACCACGATCTCGCGTTCGAGATCGCGCACGACGTCACAGTGACGGCCATGCTCGACACCGCCCGGCAGGCGCTCGGCGCTACGTTCCAGGGCTGGAAGGGCGGCGACTACACCATGGGCGAGTACACGCAGGTGTGGCTCATCCCCGAACCCGGCGACTGTGGTGAATCCCTCGGCGCGGTGCTACTTGAACTCCTGCTCGCCCAGGCGGGTGACGCGTGACGACTCCAGCACCTGAGCGGCCGGTCGACGTGTACCGGAAGTACCTCCGGGTCCACGGCGTCGAGCGGAGCCCGCTGTCCGACGCCATCGCCGAGGCGTTCGCCGAACTGCACCCCATCGTGCTCCCGCTCGTCGACGCCACCGTCCTCAAGATCGAACCCGGCGACATTCTGGTGTTCACCGTCGACCACCCCCTCAGCGACGCAGAGCACGACTTCATGATGGAACTGATCGAATCCCAGTTCCCCGGCCATCAGTGTGTAGTGCTGGAAGGTGCCCAGCTCGCCGTCGTCCGGCCGGCACCCACCAAGATCGACACCTGACGACGAAGGCCCCCGGCGTGATGCCGGGGGCCTTCTGCCGGGCAGGCCCGGGTGTTGCAGACCACCCGAGTCTAGTTCAGGCGACCGCGGGCATCCTTGATGTTGGCCTCGCGCGCGTCCTGGTCCTCGGTGTCGTTGCCGTACGCCCGCCTCTCGATGCCTTCCTCGACGACCTCGTTCAGCTCGTTATCGAGCTGACGGCCGGTTTTCCCGAGTTCCGGGTTCCGAGAGAACGGGAGCAGGCTGTCTCTTCAACCTCGCGTGAGACCACCCGCCGCAGTTTCGAGCGCGCTCTCCACCTGCTGCATGGCCGAGAACGCGCTGTCCAGCTGAAGCTTCGCTTCCTGCACGGCACTGGTGATGTCGCCGAGACCCGTCCCGCTCGACCCGAGGATCGAACTCGCCTGCGCGAGCACGTTGTCGAGTTCCTGCATGGACTGCTGGATCGTGCCGTTCGGCAACTGGATCGCGCGGAGAGCAGCAGCGTCGTCCGTGGCGGACATGGTTCCTCCTGTGGTGTTCGACGGCCATTCGCCGCCCTGTGGGTGTTTCTGACCGATGGCTTCGTCCCGCACCGGCTCGCGGTCACCGTCGTTACGCCAGCCGCTGAGCAGGTTCGTCAGCTGCTGCTCGACGTCGTCACCGGGCACGTCGAGGTTGCCCCCATCGCCGAGGAGGGAGAGCAGAACGTCGTCGTACTCAACCTCGCCGAGCGTGCCAAGGAACTCGTCGACGTCGCCGATCTCCCCGTCATCGGGGTCGCCTGTAGGCATGGTGATTCCAATGTGGAGAGAGCGGCGAATACCGCGAATGTTTCTTGACGGTACGGGAGTCATCGTCAGCGGGGTCTCGATTCCCCGGACGTCCGCGCCTCCCGGCGTGGGACGTTTCGACTCAGTTCAAGATCGACATTCGACCAAGATCAACGCGACCAAGATCGAACACGGTGGGACCAAGATCAACGCCACTGGTCGACACCAGCAGAGCACGACGAGTAGTTCATGTTGTGCGGCACACCCTCCCGACCCGACCGCTGCGTGTTGCGGCCGGCCAGGTGCACGGCGACCGCGTGCTCGTGCAGCCGGTCCCGCACCACCCGGATCGCGATCGCGGCCCGCGGCGCGTCCACATCGAGCAGCAGCGCGAACGACAGCAGGCGGCCAAGCGTCACGTCGTCGTCGCCCTCGATGCCGCGTACGACGTCCTCCGCGATCGCGTGGCCGTGCAGCTCCTCCAACGCGGTGGCGCGGGCGTCCTCCAGCTCGTGGATCCGGTGCAGGCTCCAGCCCTCGCGGGTGGCCATGGCGATCTCGCCGACCAGGGCGGCCGCGCGGTGGGTGAGGACGACGGTGGACATGGACATGGTGGGTCTCCAATCGAAATATCTTGCGAGGAAAGGACTTTGAGTGCCCCCGCCCGGTCACGAACCGGCGGCGCCTACACGCGGTGGGGGCGGACGATCAGTACAGGTTGGACATCTGGCGGTGCGTGACCATGCGCACGGCGTCGTCGACGGGCAAGCTCCCGTGCTCACGTGCCACCAGGTAGCGGCCGCCGCTCACTGCGGCCACGACGCACCAGCTGCGGCCGTGCACGTCGTCGACCGAGCAGTAGCGGCCGACGTTGTTGTGGAAGTCGTCCACCAGTCTGGTGTCGCCGTCGATGACCGTCAGTACGTCGTGCTCCACGTCCCATGTGCCGACGGAGCCGTCAGCCCAGCGGACCACGGCGCCCAGTCCCCACGTCGGGTCGTAGCTCATACCCTCCACGTAGCCCACGCCCAGCGAGTCGGACATGTACGACAGGACGCGGTTGCCGCGACGGACGGCGAGGGTGTTGGACATGGTGTCTCCTTTGTGGACGGTCATGCGGCGATGGGTCGGGAGGTGAAATATCTTGCGCGGAAAGTACTTCTCGGTCAGGTAGAGCCGTCAGCCCTGGCGGGCCAAGATCGTCAGCGCGTCGGCCCGGTTCAGTCGCGCGGCATCGAGGGTCTGCGCCCGCGTCAGGCCGACGTACACCGCGTGCGAGTTGTGGATGTCGAGGTGCGCCCGGTTGGAGATGGTGGTCAGCTGCCGCGTGGAGCAGGACAGCAGCATCGCGGTGGTGTAGCGGTAGGCGCTGAGGGTGCTGTTCATGGCTGGCTCCTCGGGTGAGGTGCGTTCAAGATCGACACTGAGCAAGATCGACAACGGGAGAGGGTGAGCGGGGCCCGAACCCCAGATGCTTAGGTAGGGTCAGCAAGCAAGTGAGCGGGAGGGTGGAGCAGCCCCGGCCCGGAGGCCGGGCCCCTCACCCGTGGCGGGCGAGGAACTCCTCCCCGGTCAGCTCCTCCTTGGTCTTCAGGTCCTTGATTCGCCATCCGGGGAGGTCCCACTCCCGGCCCTCGGTCAGGTCCTGGATCTCGATGACCAGGTCCACCAGGTACTCGGTCTCGCAGTAGGTCTCCTTGACCTCCTCGATGTGCCAGTAGGCGAAGGCGTGGATGATCAGGCATTCCCGGGGGAGGGTCTCGGTTTCGGTGGTCTCGGTCATTTCGTTCTCCCTGTCTCGCTCTTGCTGATATAAGAACTATAGCAGGGTGGGTACCCACCCGCAATAGGGAAATAGAATAATCTTGGGTGGGTACCCGGGGCTGATACAGTGAGGCATGCCCACCCAGGGAAACCCGAAGTTCACCGTCCGCCTGCCAGAGGAGAAGCGGCTCCGGTTCGTCGCCGAGTCCTACAACGCCGGCACCACCGCCGCTGCCCTCGTCGTCGAGTTCGTCGACGCCATGCTCGGCGAGCCCGGCGCGCAGATGCCCCAGCCGTTCAAGGTCGACAGGGAGGGGGGCGACACGGGGAGTTGATCTTGGTCAGGTGTCGATCTTGAACGACATCAATTCGATCTTGAATGGATGATCTTGAACGACAGGAACCCGACCATGCCCCACTGGGCTTCCCTCCGCGATCTGGAAACAGGAAACCCATGGGCAGCAACACATACCGACGGGAGGATAAGCCCATGACATCCGCGAAGTTCTCGCTCGAAGTCCTCCCCGGACTCGTCCTGACCGACTCCATGTACGAACTCGCCGCGGCCGGGGTGGCCGAGCACGCGCCCGACTTCGGCCCGTTGAGCCGCGCCCAGTTCGTCGATCCCGCGAAGTGGCTCAACATCCCCGACCTCGACGGCGAGATCTCCAAGTCGGAACTCACGTTGCTGATCGGCGTGGAGAGAACCCTGAAGCTCAACGTGTGGTTCCGGCCCGACATCCGGGGTGGTGGAGCGGAGGAGCAGGTTCCCCACAATCACCGGTGGGACCTGTTCCGCGGCCACGTCCTCAAGGGCGCCTACAGCGAGTTCCGGTTCACGCGGACCAACGTGGACCCGGAGACTGACCACGCCGACGTCGTCATCGAACCCCACGTCGTGCACTACAGCCCGGATGCCAACGAGGTGCGTCACGGCGTGTGGCATGAGGTCGACTGGTGCGAGCCCGGCACGATGAGCCTCATGTCGTGTGGTTACGGCGAGTTTGGCAACTGGGGTCACCTGGATTTGGCGACTGGTCAGAGGCGCAAGGATCAGCCGGTTCCGGGTTTTGATCACATGCTGGCCAAGTTGAACCCTCACCGACCCGATCTTGAGGTACCCCGTGGTTGATCTTGAACGTAATGATCTTGGTGGCGTTGATCTTGATGCAAACGATCTTGGTCAAACTGGGCCCAACATCACCGAATTCCTGCGAGCCCAGCTCGACGACTTGCAGGCCAAGGCCGAAGCGTGCGAAGCGGAGATCGGGCGCGAGCGCGCGGGCGAACAGTTCGCCGACGGATCGGGCACCGCTGACCGCGACGCGTTCCCGAGCTACCCGTGGGGGAGCGGCGACGCCGAGCTGGCGTATCTGGCGGCGGTGCACCCACGTGTCGTGCTGGCCGACGTCGCCGCCAAACGAGCGATCATCGCCGAGCACGGGCCAGGCGCGCTGGTCGACAGCAGCGATGGCCGGTACTTCGTCGAGCCGGAGAACTGGGATCCGCCGTGGCAGAAGTGCGTCGGACACGAGCATGTCGAGTACCCGTGCAGCACGCTCCGCCTGCTCGCCCTGCCGCACGCCGGCCACCCGCAATACCGAGAGGAGTGGCGTCCTTGAGCGACGAGCCGTTCACCGCCCACCCGCGCAGCTACTGGCAGACCACGGGCGACATCCGCCGCCCCGACGGAACTCGGACCAGCTGGACCGAGACCGTGCGCGGCCACACACCAGGCGACCCGGACGCCGAGCTGGTCGGCTTGGTCGTCGAGGAAACCCGAGAGGAACAGAAACCATGACCGAGCCCGCGAAGCTGTCTGAGATCAAAATGTCCGGTCTGATGCCGAAGCTGGACCCGGACGCGGTGAAGGCGTTGCAGGCCAACATGCAGGCCCTGGGTCGGATGGCGGAACAGGCCAACGAGGCGATGCGGCAGGCCGCGCCCGGGATCATGGCGAACATCGCCAAGGCCCTACCGACGATCCCCGCCCACCGCGAGGAACGGCAGCCGTGAAGAAGCTGCTCGACCGCATTGGCCGCCGGGGCACGATCGTCATGGCGGTCTCGGCCGTGGTCATCGCCATGGCGCTCCAGCCGTTCCTCGGCACTGACGCGTGGGCCGGGCTCGGCCAGTGGGCTGGCGGACTCGGCGCGTTCTTTGCTGCGTGGGCGGCACTTCGGATCGCAGGCGACGAGCGACGACGTGAGCATCGACGTGATGAAGATCAGGCGCGGGTGCGGGCGCACTACGTTCGAGTGCAGCAGACGCAGACCAGCATCGGTACCGGATACCGCGTCAAGGTCGAGAATTGGTCGACCGAGCCGATACTCAAGGCCCAGATCGTTGCCATGCACTTTCAGATCGAGGGTTTCGATGATGACATCGTCGTTCCGATGGCGACGCAGGGCGGAGAACGGCCTGTGCTGCTGCCGACTGGCCCGATGAGCACGCCATGGGAGATGTGGGTGGTGCCAGCTTCGGAGCCCTTCACCCAAGGTTTCGTGGATAGGTTCCGCGAGGGGCGCACTCGTTTTGAGGTTGCGTTCAGCACCGTGGATGGCACGCGCTGGCGGCGTGTCGGCGAAAGGATTCCGACGTTGGACGAATCGGCGTGACGATGGCGCACACTGTCCACATGAACCACCCGATCCGAACCGGCACCGCGCAACGGCTCGGCCTGCGTGCGCCGGAGATGCCCGGCCGCCTCGGTTTCCGCCGCGACCTGACCGGCGCACAGCGCACCGAGATCGAACGCGCCTGGCTGCTGCACCCTGGCGACGTCCCGATCGCTGCCGGTCGTGTCGTAACCAGGGCCATGGTCGACGGTGTGCCGTTCCGCGACGGCGGGGTCATCACCGCAGCCGAAGCACGCCGCGGGCCGAGGAGGGGCCGATGACCGACTACGACCCCACCCCCGGCGACACGGCGATCCGACAGCGCGCCGAACGACTTGCCCGCGAAGGCCGCGAAGATGCGCGGCACGAGCAGCTCCTCGCCGTCGGCGGGCTCGTCACCGCGATTGCTCAGCTCCACTCGCCTGACGAGGTCTGCCGGGAATGCGACGGCTGCGACTTCGGCGGCTACGCCGCCGAGCGTCCCGAGTGGCCATGCCGCACCTGGGAACTCCTCGACGAAACGGCACCACGATGACCGACACCGAGCCGGGCGGCCACATCCTGCCCACGAACACGGATGGCGTGCGCGCCGAGCTGTCCGAAGGGGCTGCGCTCATCTCGGCCCATGCCGCCGTGAACCGTTCGTACCGCGAGCTGGTCGCCGCCGTCGGCAACATCCCGATAGAGAACGTGCACACGGTCATCGAGTCCGAGCGCGACGGAATAACCCTGTTCCCGGCTGAATGGCTGGAGGACGCCAAGCAGACGCGGTTGCCTCCGACGGTCCCGGCCTGCCTCCGGGGCGCGCGCTACAACGCACTCGATGAGGCCGAGCGGCGCGCCGCCGAAGACGCGGAGCGACGCCTGTTCGGCGACATCGACAACTGGAAGCCCACCGGATTCCGGACCGGAGGTGCGTGATGGCGGAACGGAAGAAGCCGGCCGGGAGCCCGCCGAACCCGATGTGCAAGGTCAAGGTGAAACTCCGCGACGACAACGGCGAGTACGTCCGCGACGAACAAGGCGAGATCCTCCGCCGCGATTGCGACAACCACTCCATCACCGGCGGCGTCGTGTGCTGGTCCCACGGCGGCCGCACCAAGCAAGTCCGTGCGAAAGCCGCCGTGCGCGCCGAGGTGATGAACTGGGGACTCGGCGACTCGAAGGTCGATCCCGGCGAAGTCCTCCTCCGGCTCGTGTCCCAATCCTCCGCCCGCGCCGAGCTGTACTCGCAGCTGCTGTCCGAAGCGTTCGACGCCGCCGAACGGATCCAAGCCGGGCTCGAAGCAGAGAAGCTCCTCGTCGCCGACGAACCCGAGCGCATCGACGACGACCGGCCCGAGGCACCCGAGGTGCAGGTCGCACGCGAAGACCTGTACCGGATCTTCAACACCGGCGGTGTCTCCGCCCTCATCGGCAGCTCCTACGCCGACACCAAGGACGGCCGCATCTACGCCACCGGCGACATGATCCGCGGCCTCACCAAGCTGGAGGCCGACGAACGGGACCGGTGCGCGAACTTCGCCGCCAAGGCCATCGCCGCCGGGCTCGCTGAGCGCCAGGTCCGGCTCGCCGAGCGACAAGCCGAGATGGTGCTCGGCGCGATCGAAGCCGCGCTCGACGCCGCCGGGATCCCGGCCGGCCAGCGCGGTCCGGCGAAGATCGCCGCAGCGAGACACCTCAAGGTCGTGTGACCGTGGACGGGCTGCTGCTTGCCGCGCGGCTCCTCGAGGAGCAGGCCGCCGACGAAGCGCGCCCGGCGCTATCCCTCGGGGAGTTCACCAGCAGTCTCGACCCGAGCAACGTCCAGACTCCGGCGCTGGACCTGCTCGACGAGAAGCTTGCCGCGGTCGCGCGGGGGGAGTGCACCCGCCTGATCTGGTCGATGCCTCCCCAAGAAGGCAAAAGTGAGCGGGTGTCGCGCCGGTTCCCGACGTGGATGCTGAAGCAGGATCCGGAGCTGCGGATCGCGATCGCCTCCTACGAGCTCGGTGTCGCGCGCCGGTGGGGGCGGCAGATCCGCAACGACATCGCCGAGCATCCCGAGATCGGGTTGCGTGTCCGCAACGACACGTCGGCCGCGCACGAGTGGCAGCTGGAGGGGCACGACGGCGGCGTGTACTCGGTCGGTATCGGCGGCCCGCTGACCGGGCGCCCGGTGGACCTGCTGATCATCGACGACCCGATCAAGGGCAGGGCGGAGGCGGACTCCGAGGTTCGGCGGGAAGCGTGCTGGGACTGGTGGACGAACGTCGCGCGCACGAGGTTCGCGCCCGGCACACCGGTGGTTTTGATCTTGACCCGCTGGCATGAAGACGATCTTGCTGGCAGGTTGATCGACACCGGCGACTGGGAATTCGTCAACGTCCCCGCCCTGGCCGAGACCGCCGACGACCCGCTCGGCCGCGAACCAGGGGAATACCTGGTGTCCTCGCGCGGCCGGACACCGAAGGAATGGGCCGAGATCGAAAAGGACGTCGGCCCCCGAGTATGGGGCGCCCTCTACCAAGGCTCTCCGTCACCGGCCGACGGCGACATGCTCAAGCGCGGATGGTGGAAGTACTACACCGCACCGCAATGGGTCGAGCAGGACAACGGGACGATGCTGCCGTCCCGATTCGACGAGGTCATCCAGTCGTGGGACATGGCGTTCAAGGACACCAAGAAAGCCGACTACGTCGTCGGGCAGGTGTGGGGACGGCGCGGCGCGGACGCCTACCTGCTCGACCAGGTTCGCGGGCGCATGGACTTCCCGACGACGTGCCGCGCCCTGCTCGCCCTGTCGGCGAAGTGGCCCACCGCACACGCGAAGCTGGTGGAGGACAAGGCGAACGGCACCGCCGTCATCGCGCAACTCCAGTCCACGGTGGGCGGCATCATCCCGATCTCCCCGACCGAGTCCAAGGAGGCGCGGGTCGCGGCGGTGTCGTCCTATGTGGAGTCGGGGAACACGTTCCTGCCGCACGAGAAGCTCGCGCCGTGGGTCGGTGACTTCGTCGAGGAGTGCGCCGCGTTCCCCAATGGCAGCAAGGACGACCAGGTCGACACGGCATCGCAGGCGTTGAACCGGCTGCTCGTCTCGGCGGTCCGGCCGCGGTTCCGCCAGCTCGGCGGTGGAAGGCGGTAGGCTCCCGCGTGCAGTGGTTGGCGCTGGTTTCGGGACTGGCGGTCGACTGAAGGGCCCTCGATGCGGTGGCGTCGGGGGCCCTTCGCATGAGAAACGCCCGGCAGCCGTAGCTGCCGGGCGTAGGCCGAGGTCGAGGTCCTCGGGTGGTTTGGAGCCGGTGAGGCCGGGCGCCCCCGGTGCGTTCCCCAATCCGGCGCGGTTAGTGTAGCTCGGCCGCGGTCTCGCCTTCGAGGAGTGCGAGCAGGCTCGCGGTGACGACCCGGATGCGGGATCCGACACGGACGACCTTGCAGGGGAAGTCGTCCTTGTCGGCCAGCTCGTAGCCGGTCGACCGGCCGACGCCGAGAACGCTGCACGCGGCCGCCATCGACACGAGCGGCGGCCAGCCACGCACGTCGTCGAGGGTCACATTTCGGGTGTCCATTGTGTCCGCCTAATGAGCCGTGGTCCGGTGGTGTACAGAATGTACAGTGCAGTCCGGCAATGAGCGTGCAACCTGGCCGTTCACGCAGGTCAGAGCGGTATGCAATGTGTCAACTTGATCGGGTTCGGCTGTACATTGTGCCCATGCTGACCGGTCTGGGAGCGCTGCTCCGCCCCGCGCTGGTCTACGTGCTGCCCTTGTTCTGGGTCCTCGCCGGATGCGCTGCGCTCGTCATCGGCATGTTCGCCTGGTGCGACATCGCCGGATGGGTCGCCATCGCCATCTCGTGCCTGATCGTCGAACTCCGCGCCGACATGGAACCGCGCCGCAAGCAGGCGCGACGTGGTTAGCCTCCTCGGCGGCCTCGCCCGCGGACGCGTCACCAACGAGTCCCCGGTCCCGCTCGTCTCCCGCGCCGCCGGCCGATTCTCGAACCTCATCGGTCGCCGCACCGACGCTGTCCAGCAGATGTCCGCCATGGGCAGTGTCGGCACCCTGTTCGCGATCGTGCACCGCACCTCGAACTCGACCGCCGCCGTCGACTGGCACCTCTACCGCAAAGCCAAGTCCGGCAAGCCCGAAGACCGCGTCGAGATCACCAGCCACGCCGCGCTCGACCTGTGGAACAAGCCGAACCCGTTCATGCCACGGCAGGAGTTCGTCGAGTCCTTCCAGCAGCACGTCGACCTCACCGGCGAGTCCTACTGGGTCATCTCCCGCGACAAGCGGTTCAACGTCCCGCTCGAGATGTGGCCGGTGCGCCCGGACCGGATGATTCCCGACCCGCACCCGGAGAAGTTCCTCACCGGCTGGATCTACGTCTCCCCGGACGGCGAAGAGGTCCCGCTTCGGCTGGACGAGGTTATCCAGCTTCGCATGCCGAACCCGATGGACCTGTACCGCGGCATGGGTCCGGTGCAGGCGTTGCTGACCGACCTCGACGCGGTGCGGTACAGCGCCGAGTGGAACCGGAACTTCTTCCTCAACAGCGCCGAGCCCGGCGGGATCATCGAGGTCGACCGGCGCCTGTCCGACGACGAGTTCGACGAGCTGTCCGCCCGGTGGGACGAGCAGCACCGCGGGGTCGCCCGTGCGCACCGGGTCGCGATCCTCGAACACGGCAAGTGGGTCGACCGCAAGTTCACGCAGAGGGACATGCAGTTCGCCGAGCTGCGCACGCAGGGCCGCGACACGATCATCGAAGCGTTCGGCATGCACAAGATCGCGCTAGGCATCTCCGACGACGTCAACCGCGCCAGCGCCACCGCAGGGAAAGCCCTCTTCGCCGAAGACCTCACCGTGCCGCGGCTGGAGCGGATCAAGGGCGCGCTGAACAACGACTTCCTGCCGCTGTACGGCGACACCGCGCGAGACCTCGAGTTCGACTACGACTCGCCGGTCCCGGCCGACGCCGCCGAGGTCAACGCCGAACGCACCTCGAAGGCAGCCGCGGCGAAGACCTACATCGACGCCGGGTTCACCGGCGAGTCCGTGAAGGAAGCGCTCGAACTCCCGGAGTCCCTGGCGTGGGAGAAGCCCGAGCCGCAGCCGACGTTCGGCCACCTTCCGCCGGCGAACCCGCCGGCACCCGAGACAGCGCCCGGCCCTGCTCCGACGACTCCGGTGGAGCCGGGCGCCCCCCAACCCGCGAACACCGTCACGCTCGCCCTCGGCGGTGATCGGTCCGAAGTCGGCGACCAGCTCATCGAGTTCCTCCGCCGGTACGTCGTGCGTAACGCGCCGCCGTTGGAGTCCCCGCCCGCGGGGTGGCCGGAGTCCGATGTGGACGCCGTCGACGAGGTCGATCTGGCCCCGGTGCAAGCCGCCTGGGTGGCCGCGCTCGCGACGCTGGTCGAGACCTGGAACACCACCGTCGTCTCGCAGTGGATCGCCGCGCTGATCGATGCGATCAAGACAGCGCTCGGCGGCGACCGCACTGACCTCGCCGCGCTCACCCTCGACGTCGACGACGCCGCGACCGTGCTCGCCGACGCCATGGCCGCGATGGGGGAGACCGCGGCCGGGCATGCCGTCGACGAGGCCGCCGTGAGCGACGTCGACCTCACCGCGACCTGGCCCACCGCCGAGGATCTTGAAGCCGCCGCACGGGAGATCGCCGACTTTGAAGCGCGGCGCCTGGCCCTCGCTGCCGGACGCGAGGCCGCGCGCGTGGCCGGTCCGGAGCCGGACGAGGACTACATCGCCGAGCACATGCAGCTGTTTCTCGACGAGATGTCCAGCGCCCCAACGGAAGCCGCGCTCGGTTCCGCGCTGACCGACGCGCAGAACCAGGCTCGCGTCGCCACGCTCTCCACCGGACCGGTCGGCGCGCTCTACGCCTCCGAGCAGATGGACAGCTCAACCTGCGCGCCCTGCAAGGAAATCCACGGCCGGTGGATCTGCAACACCGACGACCAGGGCGCGGTCTACACGCTCTACCCGACCGGCGGCTACATCGACTGCCTCGGCCGCTGGCGTTGCCGCGGCACCGTTGTGGGCGTCTGGCGCCCGAAGACCACTGAGGGAGGCCAGTAATGGGACGACGTGCCCGCTCGCGCGCGCAACAGCAGCGCCTGAAGAACATGCGGTCCGCCGCACCAGCGTCGACGAACGACGACCAGCGCACCTGGTACCGCATGAAGAACTTCGTCGACCAGCCCGACACCGCCGCGATCTACCTCTACGGCGAGATCGGCTACTGGGGTGTCGAGGCACAGGACTTCGTGCGGGACCTGATGGGCCTGCGCGTCTCGAACATCATCGTCCACATCAACTCGCCGGGCGGTGAGGTGTTCGACGGGCTCGCGATCTACCACGCCCTGCGCGACCACCCCGCGAACGTCGAGTGCCGTGTGGACGGTCTCGCCGCCTCCGCCGCGAGCTTCATCGCGATGGCCGGGAACAAGGTCGTCATGCAGCGCAACGCGCAGATGATGATCCACGACGCCTCGGGTATCGAGATCGGCAACGCCGAGGACATGCGCACCATGGCCGACCTTCTCGACATGTGCTCCGACAACATCGCCGACATCTACGCCCAGCAGGGCGGCGGCACCGTCGAGCAGTGGCGGGCGGCGATGAAGGTCGAAACCTGGTACTCCGCCGCCGAAGCGCACACGGCCGGGTTGTGCGACGAGGTCGCCAACGCCGACGACGAGACCGGCGAAGACGAGGCGGTCGTGCCAGGGGAGGAAGAGGCCGACGCGCTGATGGACAAGACGTGGGACCTGTCCCTGTTCGCGTTCAAGCACGAGGGCCGCGACCAGGCGCCCGCGCCGGCGCCGCTCGCCGAACTCGCCCCGGCCGAGGAACCCGTCGAGGAACCCGCCGTCGAGGCCTCGGCCGAACCGGTCGTCGAACCCGCGCCGCCGGTGGACGACGTCGCCGAGACACCCGCCGCCGTCGAGCCCGAACCGGCAGACGACGCCCCGCCGGAAACCCCCGCCGAGACGCCGCTGGCCATCGCCGCACCGCTCGCCATCGGCGACCACCCCACCGACTCGTGGACCGCCCTCACCAGCGGACTCCTCGAACCCGAACCGACAGCGTCCACCGTGGACGAGCTGTTCGCAGCCCTGTTGCAGCAGAAAGGAACACCGGCATGACCACCATGCTCAACGCCTCCCCGGGGCAGCGCGACCGCCTCGCCCGCCGCGGCATCCGTCTCGACCAGGTCGGCAAGGTCTACAACCGCGCCCCCGCCGTCGAACCCAAGAACGTCCCGGTCCCGAAGAACGCCGACGAACTCGCCGAGATGCTCGGCGACCCCGGCAGGCTCGCGCCGGTCCTCGCGAACACCGACTCGCTGAAGACCTTCATCGAGTCCTACGCCAAGCAGGCGCAGGGCGAAGGCACCGACCTGCACCAGCTCGTGCAGGTCGAGACGCAGAAGCAGCTGGCGAACATGCTGCGCGACAACGAAGTCCAGGACCAGGACTCGATCAAGCGCCTCAACCTGGACCCGCAGAACCGCCCGGCGGGGATGCTGACCTCGCACAAGCAGGCCACCGCGTACAACCCGAAGGCCCTCGGCTCCGCGCTGGACAAGGAGTTCAAGACCGCCGCCGAGTACTTCCACAACGCGTGGCACATGAACCCCAGCGCCGAAGCCCGCGCCAAGATGGAGACGATCCGCAACACCTACTCCAGTGTGGTCCCGGCCGACGGCGGGTTCCTCGTGCCGGAGACGCTGCGGTCCGCGCTGCTCGAGGTCGCGCTCGAAAGCTCCGTCGTCCGGCCGCGCGCCACCGTCGTGCCGATGGAAACCGCGCGCGTGCCGTTCCCGATGATCGACTCGACCACGAACGCCGGCCAGGTGTTCGGCGGCATGATCGCCTACTGGGGTGAGGAAAGCGCCGCGCTGCAGGAGTCTTCGCCGAAGTTCGGGCGTACCGAGCTGGACGCGAAGAAGCTGACCGGTCTCGCGGTCGTCCCGAACGAGCTCCTGTCCGACAGCCTGATCTCGTTCGCCGCGCTGATCGAGCGGCTGTGGCCGCAGGCGCTGGCGTTCTTCGAGGACGTCGCGTTCATGGGCGGCTCCGGTGCCGGTGAGCCCCTCGGGTTCCTCGGCGCGGGCAACCCGGCCGGGATCGCCGTCGCCGCGGAAGCGGGTCAGGCAGCCAGCACCATCCTGCTGGAGAACATCATCAAGATGTACTCCCGCATGCTGCCGTCCAGCCTGGCGCGCGGCATCTGGACCTGCTCCCCGGAAGCGCTGCCGGAACTGTTCACGATGGCGCTGTCGGTCGGCACCGGCGGCGGTCCGGTGATGCTGACCAACGTCGCGGGCCCGGCGCCGGTCACCATCTTCGGCCGCCCGCTCGTCGTCACCGAGAAGGCCGGCCGTCTCGGCGCCCGGTCCGACATCGCGTTCGTCGACCCGTCGTACTACCTGATCGGCGACCGGCAGGTCATGTCCGCACAGTCCTCGACGGACTACAAGTTCGGCTCCGACCAGACGACCTACCGGATCATCCAGCGCGTCGACGGCCGCCCGTGGCTGCAGAACGCCATCACCCCCGCGAACGGCGGCCCGACCCTCTCGCCGTTCGTCGAGCTCGCCGCACGTCCGTAAGCCGACCGGCCCGCGCAGGCAGTCAACCCCCTGCGCGGGCCACCACCGCGGCGGCAATGAAACCCCGCCGCGAGAAAGCAGGACAGAACCATGGCTCAGAAGGCACTCGGCTACCAGTTCAACACCACCCCGGCCGCCGACGGCGTCTGGATCAACCTCAAGGCCGCCGGCGCGGTGGCGTTCCTGTGCTACCTCGCGGGTGCGGCAGGCGACACCTACACGCTGCAGGAGGCGAAGGACGCCACCGGAACCGGCGCGCAGAACCTCGCCGCCATCACGAAGTTCCACACGAACACGGGCAACGGCACGGACGCGTGGACGGAACGGTCGCAGGCCGCGGCCGCGACGATGGTCACCGCCGCGTCGGCGGTGCAGAACGCCGCGGTCGTCGAGGTTCTGGCGACGTCGCTGTCCGACACCTACAAGTTCGTGAAGCTCACCTCGACCGGGGCGGGCACCGTCAACGCGGTCATCACGAACCTCGCGTCGCAGCGCGCGGCCGCGAACCTGCCCGCGATGGGGGTCTGACCCATGTCGACTCTCATCCAGGGAGACCAGGTCCGGGCGATCCTGCTCGGTGTGCGGGTGGAGAAGTCCACCGGCACGCTCGCCGCCACGACGATCCCGCTGTTCACCGTGTCCGGCGGGAAGGTGCTCATCACCTCTCTCGTCGGCGAGGTCACCACCGCGATCACCGTCGCGAACTCGTACAAGCTGCAGCACAACCCGACCGTCGGCACCACCAAGGACCTCGTGGCGGCGACCGACATCGGCACCACCGACACCCCCGCCGGGAACCTCCTCGGCTTCCAGGGCCTCACCGGGGACTCGATCCTCACCGGGCCGGGTGCGGTGCCGAACCTGAAGCAGCCCATCACCCTCACCGCCGGGCAGATCGAGTCGGTGTCGGCCGGCACCGACGGCGTCATCAACTGGGTCCTGACCTATGTGCCGCTCGACGGCGGCGCCGCGGTGGTGGCTGCCTGATGTCCGTCTGGGTGTGCCGCGGTTGCGGAACGAGATACAGCGTCGATGCGCCGCGGTGCCCCCAGGACGGCGTCAACGACCCGATCAAGGAAGCCGAACAGCTGCAGAGGGAGCTGGAAGCAATGCCGAAGATCACCGTTCACGGTGGACCGTCCAATGCGGACACCGGCGAAGGAATGCCCGAAGCGACGGAGCCGTCCGAGAAGGTCGCCGCGGAGGCGACCACCTCCGAAGCGCCGGTCGTCGAGGAGGAGACGGTGGACTACAACGCGTTCACCGTCGACGACCTGAAGGCCGAGATCCGTGGCCGTGACCGCAACCTCGCGGTCACCGGCAGCAAGGCCGAGCTGGTCGAGCGGCTCGAAGCGGACGACGCTGCCCGCGCTGCCGAGGCCGAAGACGCCGAAGCCGAGCGGGACGCGGAGTAGGCCATGACCGTCGGATTCACCACGGCGGCGGCGAACACGCACCTGGACAACCAGGGCACCACCTACCCGTGGATCAAGCTCCACGTCGGTGACCCCGGGGCCGCGGGCACCGCGAACCCGGCGACCGAGACGACCCGCAAACAGGCCACGTGGTCGGCGGCGTCCGGTGCGGCGAAGACCACGTCGGCGGATCTGGCGTGGACGAACGTCGCCGGAACCGAGGACTACTCGCACTTCTCGATGTGGACCTTGGCGACCGGCGGAGCGTGCGGCGGCACCGGCACAGTTACCGCGAACGCGGTCACCACCGCCGACAGCTTCACCATCCCCGCCGGCGACCTCGACCTCACTCTGCCCGTCGCCGCCTGACCAGACACCAGCGTCACCGGAAGGAGGTGATCGACCATGACGAGCTTCACCGACGACTTCAACCGCGCCGACTCCAGCGACCTCGGAGCCGGGTGGGTGGAGGTGTCCGGCGACTGGTCGATCGTCTCCAACCAGCTGTCGCCGGGCGCGTTGGGCGGCACGATCATCCTCCGCGCCGCCACGGCGATGGCCAGCGACGACAACTCCGCGCAGATCACGATCGCCGCCACCGCGTCGGCGAGCCAGGGCGTGTGGTGCCGCGGCAACGCGAACATCTCGAACGGCTACCTGTGGCGCAACAACGGCACCTCCTGGGACCTGTTCAGCGTCGTCGGCGGCAGCTTCACCAGCATCGGCACCTACGCGGCAGCGGCCGCGCCCGGTGACGTCGCGAAGGTCCAGGCCGTCGGCTCCACGATCAAGGCCTTCGTGAACGGTGTCGAGCGCGTCTCGGTGACCGACACCGGTGTCACGACCGGCACGAGCGTCGGTGTCCGTTCCGAGTCGGTCGGGGCGCTGCGCTACGACAACTTCACCGGCGCCGACGTCACCGCGGTGGTGACCGGCACCGCGGCCGGCGTCTTCGGCGGGCTCGCGGGCGCGGCGTCCGGCGTCCGCACGGTGACCGGCGCCGCCGCCGGTTCGCTTGGCGGGCTCGCCGGGGCGGCTAGCGGCACGCGACGCGTGAACGGTGCGGCGGCCGCGGTGTACGGCGGCCTGTCCGGCGCGGCCAGCGGAACCCGGAAAGTAGTCGGCACTGCGGCGCTCGCGGGCGGTGTGTTGTCCGGCGGTGCGGTCGGGCTCCGCACCGTCATCGGCGCCGGGGGCGCCACGTTCGGCGGGCTCGATGGCCACGCCACCACGCCAAGCCACGTCACCGGCACGGCGCTCGGTGTTTTCGGTGGCCTGCACGGAACTGCACGCAGTGATCTGGGGGGATCCGTGGGGGAGACAGGAAGTTGGTACGGGCTCTTATCCATCTACCGCGAGGCCTCCGACCTTCGGCGTGACGAACTCGAACGCGATCCCGAAGCCTGCCCGGACTGTGGGGAACCGCTCACCACCGGGCCCGACAGCGAGCTGTATTGCCGGTTCGACGGATCCATCTGGGGCGCGGGCAACCGCCGTCTCGGCCGGGTCGGCTCCACCCACAACTGAAAATTTCGCCACTCCCTGTCGCCCACTGGGCGGCACAGCCAAGAACGCAAGGGACAGGAATGGTACGGATCGCATACGCGACGCGGGAACGCGTCAAGCGCGCGCTGGACAGTGCGCAGACCGCGCGCACCGACGCGCAGGTCGACAGTGCCATTTTCGCGGCCACCGACTCCATTCACGGTCTGTGCCACCGCACGTTCTATCCCGAGGTCAAGACGGTCACGTTCGACTGGCCGAACCGGGTCCAGCGTGCCCGCTCCTGGCGACTGTGGCTCGACGCCAACGAACTCATCTCGGTCGACTCCTTCACTTCCGGCGGGGTCGGCATCCCCGTCGGGAACCTGCTGCTGTACCCGAACTCTGGTCCGCCGTACAACCGGGTCGAGATCAGCCTCGCGTCGTCGTCGGCGCTCTCGGCCGGTTCCACCTACCAGCAGTCCGCCGCCATCACCGGCCTGTACGGCTACGCCAACGACGAAGCCGCGGCCGGCGTGCTGGCCGAGGCGCTCGACGCCTCCGAGACCGCGGTCGATGTCACGGACTCCGCGGCGATCGGGATCGGGCAGCTCATCCGCATCGGCACGGAGCGGATGGTCGTGACCGGGAAACGATCGCTCACGACCGGGCAGACCGTGCAGACCCCGTTGACCGCGCAGGCCAACAACACCACCGTCGCCGTCGACGACGGCACGGTGTTCGCGGTCGGTGAGGTGATCCTCGTCGACGCCGAGCGGATGCTGATCCTCGACGTCGCAGGCAACACGCTGATCGTCAAGCGGGCGTGGGACGGCACGGTGCTGGC